TTATATTTTCCAATTGATAACAATGTCCTCAGCTGTCACCTTAACCTTGTTTATAAGCCTTCTAACAAGCACCTTTTGACTTTCGTAGTCCATTGAAAAGACTTTCTCAGCGTTTAGCAGTTTCCTCATATCAGCCTTTCTTTTGTTCTTCCTGAGTGCTGGATCGTTTTCCAGTTCAGTCTCAAGAGTAGCCCTCATGCTTATAAATTCGGCTGACTTGCTCTGTAATTCTTCAAGGGTAATGCGGTCATCTATGTATAGATCGTTAAGTCTGCTCAGTTTCTTTGATAGCTCCTCTATTTGTTTCTTATAGCTCTCACGGTCTATGGTCTCAGCATTGTCTCCTGAAAATATTTTGTCCAGGTAATCAGCGTCATCTTGTAGCTTGCTTATTTCTTTTAGCACAGAGGCCTCTAGCTTGTCTTTGTAGTAAAATCCTGAGTCACACTTTTTATTGTCGTTGTAGGTAGTAACGCCTCTCAGCGTTCGTGGGTGCCTTTGATGGCATTCATATTTTTTTAACCTGCTCCCATCTTTCCTCTTTACGCCTAACATAATTTTTAAAGGAGCGCCACAATATCCACATTGGGCGATACCGGATAAAATGTACTTAGCTTGGAATGGTCTAGGATTGACATTCTCTGCTGCTGTTCTTTGTCTTATTTTTAGCTCAGATTGAGTCTTATCGTATTCCTCTTTTGAAATAATCGGCTCATGATTACCTGGATAAATTTCTCCCTTATACTGATTGAAACCACAATAGACAGGGTTATCGAGTATGGTTCTGACCGCCCGATAGCTCCAAGGCACATGCTTTGGGTATTTCTCATTTAGATCATCTCTCAACTTAGTAATAGATCTCCCTCTCAGGTAACTCTCAAAGATAAACTTAATGGTCAGAGCCTGAGCTGGATTGATGGTCACTGTGCCTGTCTCTTTGTGGTAATCGTAACCATAGGATGTCTTAGCCCACATCATGGATTTACCAGATTTGGCACGTCCTAGCTTGCCAAGTTGCATGCGTTCCTTGATTTGCTCCCTTTCTAGCTGAGCAAAGACGCTCAAGAGTCCAATCATAGCCTTACCAAAAGGAGTAGAGGTGTCAAAGTTCTCCTGCAAGCTCAGAAATTCAATCCCATTCTTGATGAATACATCCTCAATCAAGTGAAGCGTGTCTTTTTGACTACGGCTAAGACGGTCCAGCTTATAGACTAGAACTGTGTCAAATTTTCTTTTTTTAGCGTCTTTGATAAGACTTTCTAGCGCTGGTCTGTCAGTATTGGATCCTGAGAAACCTCCATCAGTATATACTTTGTATACATTCCAGTCTTTAATGTCGCAGTAGCTAGAGAGCTTGTCTTTTTGCTCATCTATAGAGTATCCCTCCTCAACCTGGTTTGTCGTCGATACCCTGACATATATAGCTACTTTATTTGTTGTTATCATAGTAGTACCTCTTTCAAAATTTCCTAAAAAATGATAAAATGGGTACAAGAAAAGACATCATGAGAGGTTATCTCCATGAAAATCTTTTCCTGTCACATGCCTCACGCTCAGAAGTTTGCCGACCGAGAGCGTGGGGCTTTTTTGAGTTATTTCCATTTTGGAAACAGTTGGTTTTATTCTTTCGATAAGTGTTGTTGAAGAATTAAGGCCACGTTGGCTTTCTCTTCCTCTGTCATAGGAGGTTCGTTTGGATCGTCTACCGAAAACTCGATAGCATGCCATTTATCATTTACTCTAATCCACTCTCTTCGTCTGTGGCATTTGCAATCTAGGTTGTGTTTAATCACTTCCATCGGTCTACTTTCGTTACTCATGTTATTTCTCCCTATACACACTGACAACTTCCCCAATAGTTCGGATGTCGTTGCTTTCGTCTAGGTGTATATCCTCATAATCTGGATTCAAGCTTTCCAGATATCCCTGACGCAGTTTCTTAACATAGTTAGCGCCGTCTACTTGGAAGATGCCGATAGTGTTATAATCAACCTGTTGGGTATTCTTTATAAAAAGATAGTCACCATTCTTTATCTTTGGCTCCATAGAGTTGCCGACGACATAAGCGATAGCGTCGTAGTCGTCTGGGATTTCATCCTCATAGAACGAAACCTCCATATCTAAATCGTCGTCCTGTATCGAACCACTACCAGCAGAGACAACCCCAGTAACACGTCGGTAAGTAGTCTGTCTGTAGTCGTCCAGTCTGATGATGTTCTCCGATACTTCGTTTATCTTCGTTTCTTCTTCGTTCCTCTGCTCTTTCAGTTGCCTCTTTGCATAATTCAGGACTTTGCCCTGTCTAGGTGGTTCTAGTTCGTCGTAGATGGTTTGGATTGGGGAAGTGGTAGGGATAATTTCAATAGATGAAGGTTTGGCTAGGTCAAATAGATATTGAGGAGAAACTTCTAAAGCCTGAGCGTATATTCTAATATCTTTTTCATCTAACTGTCTATTTCCGTTTTCATGGTTAGAAATTGTATTTTGTTTAAAACCTGTCAGCTCGGCAAGTTTTTTTTGAGTTAATTTCTTGGATTTTCTTACTTCTTTAATTGAGCTACCTAGTATATTCATATTAAACAACTCCTTTCATTTCTTATTATATACTAACGCGACCAAAAAATAAATAAAAAAATCTCAAAAAGTGATAAAAAATTATTGACAAATATCTCAAGATGAGATATAATTAAATCAAGCTTAAGGAAATAACAAAAACAAACCGGAGGGAAACACCATGAACACATTAAACGAGAAAGCAATCAACATCTTTAAAGCAGTAGCTAAGGAAACTTTAATCCAAGGCACTTACGAGGAAAACTTCCTTTACAGCCAGCTTGAAGCATTCTGTACTAACTGCCGTCAATTCGCTTTTGGATGGACAGAGTTAGCAGAGGAGATTGAACGCCAAGAGCGTTACCTTCTCGATTCTGGTTTCACTCAAGAGGAAATCGATGACATTCGTTTTGATGCAGCATTTGCAGGAATGCTTGATAAATTAAATGTAGCCTGATTGGTATCACCAAGGTTCGAATCCTTGGCAGGTTGTTGCTCATAGAGCGAAAAAAGAGAGAAAGGAGTAGAACGATGAATGAATCTTTTCTTACGATACTAGGCATATCAATGATTGCTAGTTTTATCACGAATTTAATTGCTTACTTAGCTGGTAAGCATCATCTGAAAAAGAAAATTAAAAACCACAAAATGTGGTTTGATTCTGAGATAGAGCGTATCAAGAAAAAGTATCATTTGTGATTTTTCTTGGATAATTTTTTCACAAATTGTTTTTGAAGATCGGAAGGTTGTTGCTTGTTCGCGAAATGACTAAGAGTGCTCATATTTTTTATTGCTACATCTGCAGATATTTCTCCTGAAATAGCTTTAAAAATTAGGTCATTTATCTTTAATCCTTGGTCGGTTTGAGTGTCTAGTTGAGATACTTTTTCAAGTTCAAGTAATCTTAATTCGTGAGTTTGTTGCAGCGAATAAAGTTCTTGTGAGTGTTGCTTTTGCATTTTTTCCATATCTTGTTTAAATTGATTTTCGACATTTTCAAGCTCTTGTGAGTGTGCAATGTTAATTTTATCAATTTCATGCTTGCTGTTTCCTTTAGCAGCGATGTAAGACCACATGCCAGAAACAAAGGCAGGTATGGCAGCGATCGCAAGTGTTTCTATAAAACTAAAATTATTCATAAGATTTCTCCAATCATTTTATTTTGATTATACCACATTTGAAAGGTAGTTAGAATTGGAAGATAAAATCATCGAACTTGCTGATTATTTCATCAGCGAAAACACAACGTACAGAGAAGCTAAAATAGCGTGTGAGAAGCTATTTCTTCAAGTCAGTCATGAGATAGAACTCAGGGCAATGGAAAGTAGGACGAGGGTATGAAAGAAAAACTAAACGAATTTCTAAAATTCAGAAGCCAGTTTACAAAACGTGAATGGTTTGAAATCAACCAAACTGTCGAAGCTCGTTTAAATCAAAAAGCCGACCACTTGAAACTGGACGACGTAGATTTAGAAATCATCTCTAAAAGACTAGGACGATCTATCTAAAGAAAGGGTGAAACAAATGGCAACTAACAGAACTATATCAGTAAATACATCAGAGCATGATGTATTGTTGACGGCAAGAAAAAACCACCCTGCTGTATTCGTCGATGGAATGTTTCTCGACGGAGTTGAGCGAGTGGAATTTACCAATCATTATCTGGAGAAGTGTGAAGTTGTTTTAACGTTTAACGATAGAGTTGAAACCAATCCCTTCCCTCTAAACGATATTACTTTATTAGAAAAGTTATTTGGTCAGAGTTCGAACGGTCAATCTTTACGGGATATTGTCGTGCAAACTCTTGAAGATGCTGATTAGCATCTAAACCATCAAAAAAAGAAACATGAACACTAAAACTTTCTTTTCCGTTTTTCTTGGTTCTATCAAATTCTTTGCCAAGGACGATTAAAGAAGTTTCTAGCTGGTGATCAGTCATAACATTATCTCCTTTCTGACTACATTATAGCAGAAATCACGGAGGGTAACTATTAACACAAGGGGGTGAGTGCGTGCAGGAACTTACAAAAAAACAAAAGTTAAAAAAGCAAGAATTGAAGCCGAAAATAAAGCTTAGAAAAGAGAGAAAGAAGCATGAACTTACGACAGTTTTTATGGCAGATTTAATTGGTTTGAAAAATCGCAGACAATATGAATTAAAAGAAAATGGCAAAGCTCCATTCCATGATTATGAGATATCTATTATTTCTAATTATTTTCACAAATCAGAGAGTGAATTATTTTTTAAAATAAAATATCTCAATTTGAGATTTAAAAGAAAGGAGAACTTATGACAGATTTTAAAAACTTGAATCTTCAATTAATCTTTCAGAAATGCGACGGATGATTACACTGCAGTCAAAAATGATTTTCTGAGAGATCCAAAGCTTGAGCCGGCAACAATTGGGATATTGATGGTCGTTCTCAGCAATAAAGAGAATTGGCTTGTCTATCCAGAGGAAATAGCTAGACGGTTGAATATTAGCCGCGAAATGGTTTTAAGGCATTTCAAAAAGATTGAAAAAGCTGGATATTTAAGGACTGTCAAAAAAAGCCTCGGCAGAGGGAGAGGAGTTCAGACTTTCAGATTCTTCTCAGATACAAAAATAACTGATTTTCAATTTGAAATTATGTTGCAACGTCTTGATGAAGCGATAGCTATGAAGAAGTCTGAGTTATCCACAATTACTTAATACAAAGTTGCATTTTACAACATTGTATTTTACAACATTGCATTTTACAACGTTGTAAAATAAGGCACTAATAAATATTAACTAACAACAAGTATTAAATAACAATAAATATTAAAAGACAACCAGTCCTACTTCTCTAAATAAAAGAGAGGGTAGAAAAAATAAATACAAAGGAGGTGAGGAAATGAGACCAAGACGATATCCGTATAGTGGGAAAAAAGAGTCCACCTTTGTAAAGGCCGACCCTGAGTTAGTTGAAAAACTTTTAAGAAACACTAGTTTTCTTGAGTGTTTACAAAAAAAGCCTATCAATTTTCAGATAGACTTAGAAGAATTTAAGCGTCTTAGCTATGAAGCCATTCATGATACTTCTCAAGTAACTCAATAGGAGGAAGGAATAAAAGGAATACTATGAACGAACTCATCAACGTAACCCTGAATGACAATCAGGAGCCAGTAGTGTCAGGAAGACAACTACATGAGGCGCTGGGAGTCAAAACAAAATATGCCGATTGGTTCAATAGAATGATTGAATACGGCTTTACAGAAAATCAAGATTTTTTGCTTCTCAAAAATGAGCAGCAAACAGGACGAGGGGGTCACAACAAAGTTGACCACATCATCAAGCTAGACATGGCCAAGGAAATTGCTATGATCCAGCGGACGGAGAGAGGCAAGCAAGTCCGACAATACTTTATCCAAGTAGAAAAAGACTTTAATAGCCCTGAGAAAATCATGGCAAGAGCATTGCTCATGGCTGATCAGAAAGTCCACAAGCTAGAGGCTCAGATTGAGGCTGACCGTCCTAAGGTGCTATTTGCAGACGCAGTAAGTGCAAGCCATACATCTATCTTGGTTGGCGAACTTGCCAAGCTCATTAGCCAAAACGGCTACAAAATCGGTGCCAATCGCCTCTTTTCTTGGATGCGCGAAAATGGCTACCTGATTAAGCGCAAAGGCTCAGATTGGAACGTGCCAACCCAACGTAGCATGGACTTGAAACTCTTTGAAATCATGGAAACAAACGTGCAACACGCAGATGGACATATCACTGTGAACAAGACACCAAAGGTCACAGGCAAAGGACAACAGTATTTTATCAATAAGTTCCTTAATCAGGAATACTTGACAGGATAAAAACAAAAGCCCCTCTGGAACGGCAATTCCATTGAGGGACTAAGCAAAATACTTTACGAGGTAATTATATCATGAAAACAGTAAAAAAGGAATGGGAGCCACGGATTGTAAACATCATGGCAGATGGTTCTCAAGTTGATGATTTGACAGGCTATGTCATCCCTGCTGGTCATTCGTACTATGACATTATTTTAGGCATGAACAAGCAATCTAACGAGGAGGGCGTAGCTTAATGAAATTACTTACTAAATTAAAACTCAGACTCGAAGGTGTTATTAAATCAGTCAACCTTGACTGGAGAGAGGTTGCTATTGAGGTTAGCAATGACCTTCTCGAAGAGCGCAAACGTCGCTTTATGCGTGAGCAAGAAAACCATGACTTGAAGCAGGAGCTTGCTGCCTACAAGTACAAAGAAAACTTTGATATCAAGGCTAGACTGCAAGGAGAAATGTAGATGTACATTATATCGATTTATGTCAAGAATACTGAAACTGGAAACGAGGATTTAAGTTTGATTGGACGTGATTTCTTACCGACGGGGCACCAAGACTATATTGCAAGAGTTTTTGGAACAAAAGAAGAAGCGATTGATTACTTAAAATCTATATCTTACATCGCATCAGGTGTTCATGGTAACGATTGGGTTTATCAAAATGAAAAACTACCAGAAATTGAGTCACGTTGCCGAATTTGGAAAGTAGGAGAATAAAAGGAGAACAATATGTTTAAAGCACTAAAAACAATCAAAAAAATCAAACAGCTTCAGAAAGAAATGCACGATGTCAGTTTAGCCTTTTTGGCTCTACAAGATGTCGGATTGATGCCAGAGACTGAAAGAAGCAAGGCGAAGGCTCAAACAATGCACGATGTAAGCCACATGCTCAAGGACGTCCTGGGCGGCAAGTCGGTAGATGAAGCCATGAAACGTCTAAATAGCGAAGTGAAAATTGAAGATGTGGAGCAGGAAGATGACTAGAATTGAACTTGAAAACCGTGTATGGCTTTTGGCTAATCATGAAGAAAAAAACGAATTGCTGGATCTTGGGCTAACGTCAAAGACCAGATATGTGAAGCCAGTTCTGGAACTAGGAAAGGTGTATGCTCATGTTTGATTACGACAGAGACATAATGCAGCCTCCTGAACCCAGAGAAGAACATGACCCAGCTGATTGGATTTTCAGCGCTGGTCAATGGATCTATGTAGGAGATTGTTAGCCTATGAATAGAGAACACAACGAAAGGTAGAAGGAAATGACGAATAATCAAATTGTAGAAGCAAAAGGCGACTTTTTAACCAACCCACAGCTACTTAATAGCGGTATTATCAGAAAGTATCTTGACCCACAAGGAAAAGCTAGTGATGAGGAGCTTGCCTATTTTATAGCTCAAGCCAAAGCCCAAAACCTCAATCCATTTACAAAAGAAATTTATTTTATCAAGTATGGAACTCAGCCAGCCCAGATAGTCACTGCCAAATCAGCTTTTGAAAAGAAAGCAGATAGTCACCCGCAATTTGATGGCAAAGAGGCAGGCGTAATCTATCTGATGGATGGTGAAATTAAATACTCAAAAGGAGCATTTATTCCTAAAGGTGCTGAAATTCTTGGCGGTTGGGCTAAGGTGTACCGCAAAGACCGTACTTACCCAACGGAAACAGAAGTATCTTTTGAGGAGTACGACAATTCTAAAATACGTGCAAGAGTTAAGGAACTGACACAACAAGGTAAAGATGTTACTTATCCAGTGATGAACTCATACGGTAAGCCAATAGGTGAGAATAATTGGGATACTATGCCTTGTGTCATGATACGAAAAGTAGCTCTAGTGTCAGCTTACCGTGAGGCGTTTCCTGCCGAGCTTGGAGCAAGCTATGAGGCTGACGAAATTCAGCTGGATAACACACCTAAAGACGTCACTCCTCAAGAAAGCCGTGAGGATGTCGTAGCACGCAAGATGGCTCAGATTGATCAATTCAACAAAGAGCAAGAGGCAAATCATGCAGATCCTGAACCTGCTAAAACTGAGGAGCCAATCCAGGGCGAGTTGCTAGACGGTGAACTTGAATATTAGGAGGACAACATGCAAGAATTACAGGTTATTGATGATAAGAAAATCAATAAAATCTATGAGATGATCACAACGGATGAACTTACTAGAGAGTCTTTTGAAAAAGACCTCATAGAGGCTACTGAGAAGTACAAGGACTATATTCCTACAGCTGGAACTCTCAAAGACGACAAGGCAAAGCGGGCTGAATTTAACAAGTTAATTGAGTCTAAAAATCGTATCCGTATTGACACTAAAAACTTACTATCAGAGACAGCTAACACATGGGATAGTTATGCTAAGTCAATTATTGACCCATTTGCAACCGTAGTTAGTGAATTTGACAAAGGTATCAAGGAAATCGAAGAACATCAAAGACAACTAAAAATAGATACGGTTAAGAGTTACCTAGCCAACAAATCAGCTGAGTACATGCTGGATCCTCGTCTCTTTGATGAAAAGGCCCTTGAGTATGTCAAAGCTAGCGATTTTATGGCAGATGGCGTGACGCTTAAAAAAGCCACTATGAAGTCACTTGATGACATGGTCACATTTGAATTTCAGAAACAACAAGAATTTGAAAAAGCCAAGTCAGCTATTTCAGGGTTATGTGCTGAGTACGGCATGACTGACTCACCTTACATTAGACAGCTGAAAGACTTGACTCTTGCTGAAGTCTTTGGACAAATCAAAGCTGATTATGAGTTTGAAAAGCAAAAGGAAGAACTCAGACAGGATCTAGAACGAGCAGAGCGATCTAATCAGGAGCTTTTAGCAGCCCAACAAACCAAACAGCAAGAACAGGCTCCAAAATCAACGGAAACCCCAAATTTTGACCCAGAAACGGGCAAAATCTTGGACGGTGGACAAATCCTCCAAAATGAGCCTAACACTCTTAGAGGGGCTGAAAATGACCTAAAACGATATGCCCAAAAAATGACTTTAGAGGTGTATTTTGTAGACACAGCCGAAAAAGACTGTTTCAAGGCTGGTCTAAGTAAACTCGGATTTGATTTTAAAAAGAACTATCAAGTCAGCGGTTATCAACGTATCGATCCATTAACTCAGGCTGAGCTAAATGAACAATGTGGGTGGTAAGTATGACAGAAATTGAAAAAATTTCAGAAGAATTGGCTGAATATGGGGTGCCTGATGAGTTAATAGGAAAAATAGAGGACCTATTAGCGACTCTGTATGGCGAAAAAAGGAAATTGGAGATAGAAAAATCTTGGGATATTTCTCCAGAGTCAATGGGGAGGGTAACCATGGACATCAGAAAAATATCTGACAGCGTAGCCATCTACTCGGACGGCAAGAAATTGCAGGTTATCCACAACCTAGGGGATGAGTTTATCCTTGATTTCAATGTGGGAGAGGATAGCGTCTGGAACCTCAATGGCCAAGTCGTAGAAATTATTGACATGATTGAGCCTGTCTTTAAAGTTTTCAGCTTTTGCTCAAAATCTGGAGAGGGTATGCAACGCTTAAAACATGCTATCGTTCACTTTGAAAAATTTGAGCAGTACATCAGAGATAATCAGGAAGACCTGATGATCTGGTGGCACAATCCAGGAGGGGAATATGATTAAAACCGTATTTTTTTCATGTGATTATCCACATCATGAGGTGATTGACGACCAAATAAATAGTTGGCTTGCCGAAAATCCAGGCATTAAGTTGATTGACATCAAATTTCAATCAAATGTGTCTGCTGTCGCTGACAGTGGAGTCAGTGCTGAATATTGGCATACATCCGCATTGATTATTTACAAAGTTCCCTCAGAGAACAATATAAGCAGTATTAATTCAAATGGTTTAGGTTTCATAATCAGCTGTGAGAAATGTGGTAGCTTATCAATAATCAAGGGAAAAGATGTAGGTCAAAATGTATGTTATGAATGCAAAGGAGAGAAATAATGAATGATTTTATCAAAGAGATTGGGATGGCTATCCTATGGATGTTTTTAGGGTATCTCTTGGGAGAGCGTAGCACTAGAGGGGGACAAATCAGATGATCAATAACGTCACACTGGTTGGGAGGCTTGTAGCGCCTCCTGATCTACGAAAAACGCCTAATAATGTATCTAGTTTACAGGGCACGCTTGCAGTCAATCGCAATTTCAAAAACGAAAATGGAGAGCGTGAGGCTGATTTTATCAATTTTCAAGCTTGGAGAGGTACAGCTGACATCATTGCTCAGTATTGCAGCAAGGGCTCACTTATTGGGATCATTGGGCGCTTACAAGTTAGGTCTTACGAGAAAGACGGTCAGCGTCGATATGTGACTGAAGTAATCGCTGAGAGTGTAGCTCTGCTAGAGAGTCGCAACAGTCAGCACGGACAAGGCAACAGTTTCCAAAATGGGAATAGCTCACCTTTTACCGATCCTAACCCCTTTGACCTCCCAAATGACGGTTTGCCGTTTTAGGAGGGACAGTTAGTGGAAATAGATAAGATTATAAAAAAAGATGTCTTGGAATTTATGGAAACAATTTCTGATAATAAAATTGATGCAAGTAAAATCAATGTGACAGAACGTATTGCTATCATCATTGAGAAACAAAAAATAGAGGTCGTTACGACTCTAAACTATGATATGAGCATTAGCTTTGATAACAAAGACACGGCTCCTACACTAGATGACAATGGTGACCTTTTTGAACCGGTCTACAAGTGCAAAGTTAAGGCAATTCCCAAAAATGATGTATTTTTCACCTCATTAACACGGGTCAAGAGCAATACCAAGACGTTACAAGAGGTTAAAAAATTCTTTGAGTTCGTAAACGAAAACAGAGAAAATCTCTTTGAGATGGCAGGATTTAAGGGGGTTCTTGAATGAAATTGACCCTGAACATTGAGCCTAAACCTCAATCACGGCCAAGGTTTGCAAGACGTGGGAGTTTTACCACAACTTACGAAGACAAGGATATGAAAACATGGCGTAATCATTGCCAGCTGCTCATTGCTAATCAGTACATGGGTCAGCCTATCCTTGAGGGAGCTTTGAGGACACGGCTTAGATTTTATATCAAACCTCCTCAGTACATTTCTAAAGTCAAGAAGAACCAACAGGCCCTCCTGGATGAAATTATACCAGTAGGCAAAAAGCCTGACATAGATAACTACGAAAAAGCGCTATATGACAGCATGTCAGGGATCGTCTTCCAGGACGACGGTCAGATAGCGCTACATGATGTAGGCAAGTTCTACAGTCTAAATCCACGGATAGAGGTTGAGATTGAGGTCATGAAATCCCTGAGTATTTGAAGAAATGAGGAGCAGATGGCTGACTACGCATTATATCAAGGTGATGTGTTTGTTACGCTTGGAACATTAGCGCAGATCAGTAGCGAGACAGGAATTACTGAAAGGATGTTAAAGTATTACACTTACACATCACACCAAAGACGACACCCAAACGGTAGGGCCGTTATTAAAATTGAGGAGGAAGATAATGAGAATTAAGACGGAAAGCGGAGGAGTTGGAAGATGATGGAAGAGTTAAAGCAAAAAGTTAATGAAGTATACAACTGGACGGTAGAAGACGGGAAGCCACAACCTCCCAAGCAAGATTTACCACAAGCGGTGAAAGACCGGGCGGACTATTTTTGGGAAATGGCAGAAGATGGTATGACGTTTATGGGAGCGATGGAATGCATCTTCGCTGATGAAAAGCCTACAGACTATGATTTGGGAGCTACTAAGGGTTGGTTGCCAAAATCTAAGGAGTTTGATGATTGGGTTGGCTATTCGCCAAGCATGGCTCAGGTAGTTATTGCAGTTTATTTGATTTATGGAGGAAACTAAGATGAATATTAAGGCATTGATTAAGAAGTATGAAGAATTGTGGAATGAACACAGCCCTTTTTATGAACCTGTACCTTATACTTCAATGGTTGAACTTTTTTTGAAAGAGTTGAAACAACTAGACGAACCCCAAAAAGTCAAAATTCCGCAGTTTGTGGCGGATTGGATTGAGGTTTGTAAAGAACATTTAACAACTAGTCTATATACTGCTATGACTCCAAACTTTATGAAAGAAAACAACCAAAGTTTCGATCTTATATTATGGATTAAAAAGGCGAGCAACCAAGACCTCTTCGCTCGCGCATGGCTTGACGGCTATGAGGTCGAAAAAGAGAAGCGGTATCTGGTAAAGATTAAAGGGAATATTAAAGAAAATATGTTGGTTTATGGAGAACTTTTGGAAAGGTACTTCTTTACAAAAAGCTTTAGTTTAGACGATGCTATATATTCCCACACCCGTAAAGAACTAGAAAATGCAAAAATCGGCTGGGTGTTTGATTGTGAAGGGTTTGAGATTGAGGAGGTGGAGTGATGAGCCTTACGCTAAATAGCACAATTGGAGACTTAGTTTTGGCAATCGGAGAAATTATCGTTGGTTCTGATGGTAAAACCACTACAGCGATACTGGAGATACCTGATCAAAGCTTTTACTTAGAGATTGAGCTTAAATTGAAGGAGGAGGTCATAAATTGAAACGATTCATAGCTATCTGGATTCTGCTATCTGCTGGATTGAATATCTGGCAGATGGACAGGATTCGAGATTTGGAAGAGAAGAAGCCGATGGTTATCTACAAGGCTGATAACGCAGGCGTTGAGATATTCGGTAAAGTCGTCGAGAAAGGACGGCATGGCAAGCTATATACGCTAACGATACGTGACTATGGTGTGTTCGTGGTTACGAAGGACGTGTACGATAAAGTGAAAGTTGGGGATGAGGTGTTACTATGACAGAAACTATTAAACTACCAGACTATTATGAGCCTGATTGGAAAAATGCAAGGTACGGGTCGTTGGAAGAGCTTAAAGAATTGTTGCTCTTTAAGCGTATTGTGAAATGGGATAAGGACTTTTTGCTGCTTGAAGACGGCACAAAGGTCACTATTGAAATGTCTGAAAGTGATTGCTGTGCCTCAGCAGGTGGGGAGTTCCAAGATGTATCACTTGACGCTGTGATTACTAATATTGAAATTGGAGAACCGGAAGAAATCCCCGACCATTGGGGAACTGGTTATAAAAACAAAGTAACTATCTTCCATAATCAGAACCCTGTAGCTATTGCCAATTGTGAAGCAGAGCATAACGGCTATTATTACAGCGTATGCTCTTTAGTGATTGGTGATATTCATTTTCCAGTTGTTAATGCTTAGGAGGATTTAACATGACACCAAGATATAGAGCGTGGATAAAAACAGAAAAACGTATGTTTTTTTCAGATGACATTCTTGCTATTGACTACGAAAACGAAGAAATAGTGACACAACAAGTTTATTTTGAGAATGGTTTACCAGACGATAGAGATATCTATTGTTATGATTTTGACGAAATCGAACTCATGCAATCAACAGGACTCAAAGACAAGAACGGCAAGGAAATCTTTGAAGGCGATATTGTACGAACTACTAGATTTTTGGGTAGAGCTGACGAAATTGGCGGTTTCTATGAGTATGACAAGGAATTTATAGGGATTGTTAAGCAGCTTGAGGGTTCTTGGGTAATTGATACGGGCAGTGACGCAGTATGTTTATGGACTGAAATTGAAGAAAATGAAATCATCGGCAACATCTATGAAAATAAGGAGTTTGGAGGACGCAAATGAGACCTTGTAAATATCCATATTCAGGAAGAAGAAAAAAACAAGAAACGCCGTCGCCAATATTTTCTGCACGACCAATTTTTGACGAAGTTCCAATTGTAGAAGAAGTTAAGGTTGAGTTCGGAGTTGAAGCTAGTATGGGGCGCATATATCCAGAAACGTTAATACATTTAGATATTTCTGGATACGGAAATAGAGTGCATTCAGTACATCGCTTCCCCGGTATTTTACTGAGTGTTGGTGAGTCAATCCAACTAAAGATGCTTTTCTATAAAAGACTTAGAAATTTTACTACAGATCGTTTCTTGACGTTTAGAGAATCTGATTGGAAGTTCTTTATCCGGGACCTGGTCAACGAATTTAAGCATTAAAAAAAGCCAAGACACTCTCTGCCTCAGCTAATAGTTCTCGCAAAGACTATTATATCACAAAGGAGACAGAGAGTGAACAAGGCTAAAGAGCTCTTGAAAGAGTTGCAGGATCTGGACATGGACATCCAAAGCCGTATAGACGAAATTAACGAGCTTGAGGCAGGTTTGCTCTCAAGCCCTAAATGGTCCGAGGTTAAAGTCCAAGGTGGACAGACTAGAAAAGTTGATGATGTCTATACTCAGTTGGTAGTGATGAAAGAGGCTATAGAGCAGGATACTAAAGAGGTCATTAACAGAAAACTTGAATTAGGTAGAATGATCAATAGGCTTAAAAATCCAAAGTACAGGGCAGTATTAAGAATGACTTACATCAACAAAGGCACCGCTGATAGCGTTTGTTATGATTTGAATATGAGTCGTACAACCTACTACAGGTTAAAAAATGAGGCGGTCTTAGCTTTGGAAGAAGTTATCTAACCTCATAGTGAGCTTATGGGACTTTTTGGAACAGCACGGTTCTAAAAATCTGTTAGAATGGTAGTATCAAGAATTGAAAAGAGAGGTCTCAGAATTGGTAGATGGTTACCTGTAATGTCAGGGGGCTGTAATGGCCTTGGAGGTTCAAACCCTCCCCTCTCCTTTGAGTGTTTGTGTCCCAGAATGGGGTAGGCAACAGGCTTAGCATTCATATATCACTCATTAACTTACAAATGGTTGCGGAGCGACTGGACCTTGCATGATTGCGTAGCTAATTATATTCCGGATAAGTTATAAGCTAGAGGGTTTGATTCCCTCAGAGGTTTTAAATGACTACAAAAAATAAAAAAAGAAGTCAAAATTTAATACGCACGCAAGGTTGTAGTCGCCTTGCAAGAAGGTCGCACATCGTGTGGCTTTTTTTGATTATTCGAAAGGTGGTGATGGACATTGGGTTAAATCAAAGACAAAAGATGTTTGCGAGCGAGTATTTGAGGACTGGTAATGTCTATCAATCCGCAATATTCGCAGGTTATAGTGAAGCGTATGCTAAAACAACCGCTAGTAAATTGCTAGAAAATGCAAGCGTTAAAACGTTTATACAAACCGAAACTGAAAAGATGCACGATGAAAATATTTTGAGCGCTAAAGAGGCTCTTTCGATTCTCTCAGACATTGCAAGAGGCCAGCGACTTGAGGAAGTTTTGATGATGAACCCTGTCACTGGTGAGGTGGATAGAGTTACGAAAAAGGCAGATAATAACACAGTTATTAAAGCGATAGCTGAGATATTGAAGCGTTATCCGACTGCTAAACAAGCTGAGAAACTAGAACTTGAAATCGAAAAACTTAAATCACAAATCGGTGTGGATAATGAACAAGACGATAAATTGATAGACTTTGCCAAGGCTTTGAGAGGTGCTTTTGATGACAAATAAATTTACAAAGCGACAAGAAGAAGTGCTTACACGAGTATTGAATGATGATTTTTTTATCTGTGGTCTCCATGGTGCAAAACGTTCAGGTAAAACTGTTCTAAACAACATGGTCTTCATGAATGAGATTGCACGAGTGAGAGAAACAGCGGATAGATTAAACATAGATGAGCCGATGTATATCTTAGCTGGAACATCTTCAACATCGATACAAAACAATATCATTCAGGAACTGTATAACATGTTTGATATTGAACCTAAATACGATAAGCACGGAGCTTTTACCCTTTGCGGTGTCAAGGTAGTTCAAGTCTACACCGGTTCTATATCTGGTTTAAAACGCGCCCGTGGTTTTACTGCTTTTGGAGCTTATGTAAACGAGGCATCTCTTGCTAACGAACAAGTATTCAAGGAAATCATCTCACGTTGCTCAGGAGAGGGTGCTAGGATTGTTTGGGATAGCAACCCAGACATCCCGACACACTGGCTCAGACGGGATTATATCAACTCTGGAGACGATATGATCATCGACTTTCATTTTAAGTTAGATGATAATACATTCATGTCTGACAGATACCGAGAGAATATCAAGAATGCGACACCAGCTGGTGTATTTTATGACCGAGATATTCTTGGTCTGTGGGTGACTGGTGAGGGCGTCGTCTATCGTGATTTTAGCGAGAATATGGTTGTAGATAACGTACCAGAAGATATCACTAAAGTCTATGCTGGTGTTGACTGGGGATATGAACACTTTGGCTCTATTGTTGTCATTGGAGAAACATCTGGCGGTTCAGCTTATCTGTTAGAGGAACACGCTCATCAGTACAAAGAGATAGATTTTTGGGTAGACCTCGCTAAGAATATCAAGGAACGATACGGGAATATTACGTTCTGGGCAGACAGTGCACGACCTGAACACGTTGCTAGATTTCAAAGAGAGCAATTAAGAACATTCAACGCTAATAAAGCGGTATTGTCTGGTATTGAAGAAGTAGCCAAGCTGATGAAAGCTGGGCGCTTTTTTGTTGTATCAAACAAGGTCAGCAAGTTCAAAGATGAAGTTTATCAGTATATCTGGAATGAAAAGACAAGGCGAACCAGTGAAAGAGAATGACGACGTACTAGATGCGGTGCGTTATGCGATTTACTCGCAACATTCGCAACCAAAAGCAACCGTCCGCAGACGTTCTGATTATGGTCTATAGAGAGGAAAGACATGTACCAATATTTAACCTATCCACGGGATGGATATGATGAGGGTTCTTTGAAGAAAGACCTGATTTACAAATTGATAACGATGCATAGCACTGAAGGCTCGCATTTGAAGAAGCTTAAAAGCTACTATTTGGGTGAGCATGCTATCTTAGAACACACGAGACGCAACGTGAACGCACCTAATTACAAGACGGTAGCCAATCATGCCAAGGATATCGCAGACACGGCTACGGGCTATTTTATGGGCAATCCTATCAAGTATAACAATACTGCTGACGGTGATATCGATGAACTACTTACAGCCTTTGATGGTGCTGAGATTGACCAAGTAGATGCTCAGAATGCTTTGAACATGGCTATCTATGGTCGTGCTTACGAGTACATCTATGCTAAAGAGGGTATGGCTGAGTTGGATTCAACTAGTATTGATCCGGAGAATACTTTCATGGTCTACGATGATAGTATTGAGCGGAAGCCTTTGTTTGCGGTCTATTACTATAAAGTAAAAGACGGTACGAAAGACACTACCAAGCACCAGGCTGAGGTCTTTACCGAAAATCTGCACTATCACATGGTGCTGAGAAGTACAGATTCAGGAACAACTCAGAGCGAGGAGGCAACACCTCACAACCTTGGTCAAATCCCAATTATCGAATATCGCAACAATCACTTTGCAATTGGTGACTATGAGCAACAAATTAGCTTGATAGACGCTTATAATTCCTTGATGGGGAATCGTGTCAATGATAAGGAACAGGCTGTAGAGTCTATACTTGTCTTGTATGGCACGCAGTTAGCAGACACTCCAGAAGACGCTAAGGTAGCAATGAAGATTCTTTCTGAAGAAGGTCTTTTGGAATTGCCGGGCGATAGTGCAAGGGCTGAGTTCTTGAGAATACGCTGGACGAAAGTGCTACTGAAATCTTGCGTACAGCTCTTTAAAGAGGACATCTACACATTTAGCCATGTGCCTAATTTGACTGATGAGAATTTCGCAGGGAATACATCAGGTGTAGCCATGGAATTTAAGCTGATGGGCCTTGAAATGATTACTAAGACCAAGGAAGCGAACTATAAGCGAGGATTGCGTCAGCGTATTGCGATTTTTGCTCATTACTTAGGCATGAAGCAGATTGCTTTAGAGTCTCATTCAATCGTTCCACAATTCAGTCGAGGTTTGCCTAAGAACTTGTTAGAAATCTCTCAGATCGTGAACAACCTTGAAGGTAAAGTGACGAATAGACAGCTTATTTCTCTCTTGCCGTTTGTGGAAGACCCTGATGCTGAGCTAGAAGCCTTGGAAGAAGAGAAAAAGAAGAACATGGAAGACATGCCGATGTTTAACCAAGACAACACGAAACCCGAAGACGAGGTAGAGGATGAAGAATCAGGAGTATTGGGCGAAGAGGAAAGCCAATCTGATTTACCAGCAGATGGACAAGGCCGAAAAGCAGGCAGATCAGTTCGATAAGGTCTATCAGGAAGCCAAGACTTACTTGGATAAGGAAGTCAATAAGATTTTTGATAAGTTCCAACGTGATTATGGTCTAAGTCAGGTAGAAGCTAGACAAGTCTTGAAGAACATGAAAGACAGAAAAATACTGAATGAACTTCGTAAAGTACTTGAAGCGAGACCGAATGATCCAAATATCCAAAGACTACTGGCTGACTTAGATAGTCCGGCTTATTCTTTCCGTATGAAGCGTCTAGAACGTTTGAGTGATGATTTAGACCGTATGCGTGAATCTATCTATCATTCAGAAAAGACAGGCTCAGACGCCTTTTATAGCGACTTGATGAAGGATAGTTACTACAAGGCTACCTTTGACCTGCAGCAGCAGACAGGACTAGCATACGGCTTTTCTGGGCTTCCTGAGAACGAGATTAAACATCTACAGTCTTTTAGTTGGGTAGGAGATGGAAGTACGTACTCAACAAACATCTGGAAGAATACAGGGAAGCTTACATCAAGCATAAAAGATGAATTACTCATAAGCCTTATGACAGGCCGAGATACACGAGAAACTGCACAAGCAATTGCTGAGCGGTTCAATGTGGGGCAGAACGATGCAAGGCGTTTGGTTCGGACAGAATCAGCCTTTTTTCATAACCAAATGGAGCTACTCAACTATGAGGAAGCGGATATAGAGAAGTATATCTTTGTGGCCGTCTTAGACAAGCGTACATCACGCATTTGTCAGGAGCATGACAATCAGGTCTATGATAGGGATAAGGCTGTCCCTGGTGTCAATTGTCCGCCTATGCACCCTTGGTGTAGGTCTACTACTGTCGGATACGATGAGGACGCAGATTACAGCAAGTTGAAGCGCAGAGCAAGGAATCCAGAGACAGGTAAAGTTGAGTACGTGCCTGCCGATATGACTTATAAAGAGTGGTATAGCAAGTATGTTGCGAAAGACGGGGAAAAGGTGTATAATCAAGATACAAGAGAAGCCAAGGCGAAATTTTATAGCGAACAACTATTGTCCAAAATTTCAGGAGTTGAGCCAAAAATTACAAGTGATATGCAACGTATCGCAGGAGAAAACAAATTGGCAGGTCTTGAATTTAGGAAGAAAACAGTTGAGTCATTATCACGTAAAATTATTGCAGATAGCCTAGTTGAAAATATAAGTTTGTCAAAAGCCGTGAGTAAGATTAATGACGCCTTAAGGTACACAACTATTTTCGATTCCGATACTTTTACAGAAGAGTATTTGAAGATGAAACAGAAGCTTATCGCAGAAGGTTATAAAATTGTAAAAGTAAAAAACACTTGGCCAGTAGATGGACCATACAAAGGTGTGAATACAGTCATTGAAAAAGATGGTATCAACTTTGAAATGCAGTATCATACTCAGGAAAGTTTCGACTTAAAAAATGGTTCATTACATGAACTCTATGAGAAGTATCGTGATACGAATACATCTGATCTAGAACGCATGAAATTATTTAAGGAAATGCTTGATTTAAGCAATGGGCTTGAGATTCCTAAAAATATAGAGAGGGTGAAGTGATATGAAAGATATTAAATACTACCGCACAACGACGAACAATGCTCAAGTACTTCGTTTGATTGATGGTGTCATGCAAGTTTTTGACATTGAAAAAAAGTGGGTTAATAGCATGGATTGGTTTAATAAAATCTTTTTTAATGACTTTACGGATTTTGAAGAAATTTCAGAAAATGATGCATTTACTTATATTGACAGGATGGTAGCGGCATGATTGATATTGCCTTGGCTATCGCTAAAAAAGCACATGCAGGGCAGGTAGATAAAGCGGGTGTTGATTACATACAGCATCCTCTCTATGTGGCCAGTCAAGTCAACACTGAACAAGAAAAAGCTGTCGCTCTTTTACATGATGTGATTGAGGATAGCGATATAACTGCTGCCGATTTATTCGCGTCTGGCTTGTCAAATGAAGTTGTTACAGCGGTACAAATTTTGACAAAGAAAAAAGGTCAAAGTTATCAAGAATATCTTGGGAAAGTAAAATCAAATAATTTAGCAAGAGTTGTAAAACTTGCAGATTTGAAACATAACTCAGATTTATCACGTTTGAAATCTGTTACCAATACAGACTACGAGCGTGTTAAAAAATATAAAAATGCAATTTATTACTTAAGCACCTAGAGAAATCTAAGTGCTTTTCTTATGTTTAGAAAGGAGCGAGAAATGAAATATCGTAAAAAGCCAGTAGTAGTTGAAGCCGTGCAGTTTTTAGATACAGAAGAATCTATAGATGAGCTATGCGATTTTGGATTAGATCCAGTACGGATTGATTACGCAGACTTAAAAAATCCTCTTTTAAAAATCGAAACGCTTGAAGGATTGATGGTTGCAACAGAAGGTGACTACATTATCAAAGGTGTGCAAGGTGAATTTTATCCATGCAAGCCTGATATTTTTGCAGAAACATATGAAAAAACGGAGGAATAAAATGTTAGAAAAAGCAAAACAATTGGCATCGCAAGAATTTTCACGCTTATCAGGTCGTGAAATCAAAGCAGAAGACTGCTTTGTAGTTTGGTTTAGCAAGACCCTGCAAAACTGGAAAGCTCTTGTTAGTACGAACGCAATTACATCAAGCGAACCTTGTGGAAATTATGCAGAAATCACGCATAACGGAGACAAGAATGAGACTTATGTGGATGTTTACGCCAAAGTTTCAAATCGTGCCATTAAAGATTAGGAGGTGATCCAACATCTTGACTTGCAGGAATAGACTGCTATAAATTACTGTAAATTGCTATAAACCGTGTCATATTTGATGCGGTTTTCCTATGCCCTAACCGTATGGAATCCCGTACGGTTTTTATATTGTCTAAGCATTGACGACACTAAAAGCTATGGAAATTACAGTCGGGGACGACTTTAAAAATAGGAGGTTCGCAATGAACGAAGAAACACAAACAGTCGAAACGGTTGAAGAACAAAAGGTACCTGCAGAACCTGCACAACAACCGCAAGACGAGAAGAAGTACACGGACGCAGACGTCGACGCTATCATCGATAAGAAGTTTGCCAAGTGGAAATCAGAGCAAGAAGCCAAGGAAAACGAAGCTAAGAAACTTGCCAAGATGAACGCTGATGAAAAACAGAAATATCAGTTGGATCAGCGTGAGCAAGAACTAGCTGACCGTGAAAAGGCTATTGCTCGTAAGGAATTGACCGCAGAGGCTAAAGCAATGCTAAGTGAACGTGACTTACCTGTTGAGTTAGTAAATGTAGTCGATTTGACAAACGCAGAGACGGTATCTGAATCTATTACCTCTATCCAAAAAGCATGGGAAGAGTCAGTTCAGAAGGGAGTCTCTGAACGTATGAAAGGTAGTGCACCTATCAAAAATGCACAAACAGTCCAGCAAGAAGTCACGGAAAAATGGCGTAAAGACTTCTTGTAATAAAAGAAAAGAGGAAAAATAAATGGCATTTGAAGAATTAAATACAGCAGAATCACGCAAGAAACATCTTGGGATTATTGAGGATGTACTTGCAGTAAATTCATATTCAACACCGCTTGTAACATCAAGCGATGCAGTAACCTTGCAAGGTCGCTCTTTTACAGTAGCAACTGGTAACACAACAGAGTTGAAAGACTACAAACGTAACAAAGACAATGAATTTGATCACGTTGAAGTTGAAGAAAAGGTTTATACCCTTGATGAAGAAAAATACTGGGGTCGTTTCGTAGATCAATTGGACGAACGTGACTCTAATGGTCAAGTGAATATCAATTATGTTATTGCCCGTCAGGCTGCAGAAGTAGTCGCTCCATATCTTGATGAACTACGTTTTGGTGCAGCACTTGGAAACGTAAGTGACAATGTTGCCATGGGTAAAACAGCAGGAGCGAACAACGCTTATAATGCGGTTCTTGATGTGTCTGAGAAACTTGATGAGCTTGGAATTACAAAAGAACGCTTGCTCTTCGTCACTCCAAGTTTCTACAAAGCGATCAAGTCTGAAATCGTTCGTCTACCACATGGTGACGCAGATAAGAAAGTCCTTGGAAAAGGATATGTTGGTGAATTGGATGATTACACAGTCTATAAGGTTCCTTCTAAATTCCTG